ATTCTTCAAAGTTATCTATTCCTTTTTCTAATAAAGTAAGATATAATTCATTACATATTCCTGCTATTTTATTTTGTGAATATGATTTTTGTACATTTGAATCTTTTTTAAAAGGAGTGGGTAATGTATTAAAAAGACCATTAGTTGGTATATTAGTATCAGCAGGAGTATAATTTACTTTTAAAGATTCAAGAACTTCACCTATAGAAATAATAGTAGAAGTACAATCATACCCCCCATCAGGTCTAGCAGACCAGCTATAATTTTTTATGATACCATAGTGAGCATCATAATTACCATCTTTAGAGGCTTTTGTAAATATATTTTTCCATATTTGTTCTTTAGGTACTCCTCCATTTAAAACATCATCGGTAAATGAGATATTATTTTGTAATTTTCCATTATTATCAAGATAAGGAGCCCAACCCCACTCTACTAATACACTATAGCCAGGACGCATGTATAGTAGTTCTAATTCTTCTAATTGCCTAATATCCCAGCAATTAAAATTTACAACTACTTCTCTTAATGAACCATAAGCTGATTTTGATTTTATATCAATAGATGTTATACCAGGCATTGGTCGTATTCCTAGTCTATTTTTTTCTTGTTTTATAGTACCATCAGGATTTACTGTAGTAGAATTTAAGCTGTAAGCTTTATTATCTGTTCCTACTCCTGATCTTAATTTACCATTATATAGCGTTCCTCCTAATAAAACATAACTTTTAGCTAAAGTAGATACTCCGGGTATTAAACTACCATCGTCTTTTCCTACATTAACACTAGATGTCATTCTAATCCAAGAGTTACGAGCATTAAAGTACTGGATAGCATCGGGGGTGCGTTCAAATATGGCTTTTTGTCTAGTCTTTAATTGATTTTTAACTCCTTCTTTAAACGTATCTTTGAATATAGACATAACATTTATCTTGCTTTATTAAATTGATTAAATTGTTGTAAAACGCTATTTACATTCGTTGGTATTCTTAATTGAGTACCCGGAACCGGAAATAAAGCACCTTTAGTAGCGTTGTTATTTGCTGCTGCTATTATCCACCATAATGTAGAGTCACCATAATAACTATACGCTAATGAATCTAATCTATCACCCACAGTAGTAATAACATACACATCAGACTCTGACAAAGGAATATTTGGATATTGTTTTCCTTTGTAGTAGGGTCTATCTGTAAATTCTGTTTTTAATATTGTTGCGTTATCGTAGCGATCCATATTATTTTAGTTAGAAGAAGGTAAACTTTGAAATAATTTTCTTGCAGCATCATTTTGAGCTTTTGTTGGAGGTATATATTTATCTTTTTGAAACTCAGCTCTTTGTCTAGTTTCAAATAAGTTAGCATTAAGTGTATTATCTATACGAGTTGGGGGAATATCACTTATTGTATTTACTACTATTGGAGGATCTGTATCTGGGGTAGTATCTTCTTCTTCAGGAACTGTTTCTGGGATTGGATCAGGTTGTCTATCAATAAATCCACATTTACCATATTGAGGTAAAAAGTTATGAATTAAAGTAAATCCGAAACTAACCTTTAAGTAAAAAGCTAATCCTCTATCTAAATCCCAAGATGATCCTTCAATAGGAGAAAAATTTAAATTAGTTATTATACCGGGTTGATCATTAATATACCTTCCTACTTTTAATCTAGTTATAATTCCACCTAATAGAAGATTATCCTGGTATTTGCCTGCTAGCACAGATGCTAGCTCACTCATATCGCAATGTTTTTGTTCTAATTCATCTGGGTTGAAGCAAGGGATATTAAAACCTACGGTTGCGGTACGTTTAAAATCATTAAATATGTAAAATTTTTCATTCCTACCTGCATACTTTACATCACCCCAGCTGCTATCATAGTTTTCACTGTAATCAGTTATATATCCTAGAAAATTTAATGTGCGTAATATATTGCCAGTAAACGGATCTAAAGGCATAAATTTTAAAGCTAACTTATCATCATTGATATCAGTATCATTAGTTCTTCTAAAAGCAAGTTTTGTTAACCTATTATAAATTAAAGAAGGATCATTTCTAGATATATTAACATTAAAAGTTTTAAAAGTTTCAGTTTTACTTCCCTGTCTTGATATTTCTGTAATATATGTTTTATCTATTGTTGTTCCTTCATTTACTTTTTTCCTTAATTCAGCATACTTTTTTAAAGCAGGTGTAGTATAAGGAATAGCATTTTGATTAAGACTTTCATTTATAGCATCAATATCTTGTGGAATATCATATATAGTCCTTGTTGTTGGAGATGTTATAGGTCCTGTAAATCCTATAGGAGTACTTAAAGTTGTTAGTCCTAAATCAGCACTTGCTGTTAAAGCCCCATCCCACTTATCAAGTGTATTTTTTGTGTCGTTTTTAGAAGCGTTATTATCCCTAAGAGTAGTACGTAAATTACCATCATTAGTTAAATCATCAAAATTATTGCTAGATAAATCAGAACTAGAATAAGTAGAAGCAGATATAAAAGTTGAAACTGAGTTTATTAGTATTTCGGGTTTAAATCTATTATTTTTATCAGCTAAGGAAGCTGTAAGATTTAAAAAGGAATTATTAATGTTATCGTTGGATAAATTAAAAGATGATGATGCTAAGGAAGAATTAGTAAGTAAAGATATTCCAAAATCAGAAGTATCTTTAATTTTTACCTCAGAAAGATGTTGACTATTAAAATTTCTATTTTTAGCTTTATCTATCTTATCATTATCTTCTGTAAATGTTTTTCTTAGGATAGTAGTATTACCTATACCATAAACAGATCCTGGTCCTCCAATATATCTGCTTACTGTTAATTCTTTATTAGCATCCAGAAATCCTATTGGTTTTGGTTTTTTAATAATACCTCCAAATACAATATTATTTATAGCTTGAGCTAATAATTTTCTTTGTTTTTTATTGTTAAATCCAGGTATGTTTTCTGTTTGACGATCACCTAAATTAAATCTATTTCTTAAACCTACTAATCTATTATTAGGAGATCCTCCTCCTTCATTATTAAATTGAGCAACAGCTAGATATTTAGTTTGATCGTCTTGGACTGGTAGTAAACCATGTCTATTGAAATGAATACCAAAAGCATTAACTGGTACTTGCGCTAATGTATTAATACCTAAATTATATATGCGGGTAGGGCCTAAAGCATTATTTACAGCACTTAAAGTATTGCCTATAAATCCTAAAACACCTCTACCACTGCCTATAGTAATTTTCTTAGTTTCTAAAGCAGGGTTTGATAACTGTAAACCGATTTGCTTAGCAATGAATAGTGGTCCTTTTGGAAAATCAGTAAGAAATTTCCCTATACGAAGTGTATCGACAATTGAAGCATTGGCAGCGCCTACAACTCCACCTCTAACTAAACCATCGTCGAAATTAGTCATTCGAAAACGGTTAAAGCCACTATCAACAGTGTTGATATCGACTCTTTGGTATGGTTGACCGCTATCACCTCCTCCTGGTCGATCATTTCCGTACTTAAGTGATTTTAAGTCGGTTTTTAGATCAAGTAGTGGCATGTTAGTAACGTCCTTCGGTTGGTCCTAGGTCTTTGTATCTGCGGCCTTGCTTGGATTTGTATACTTGTGATACTACTCCAACTGGTGTTAGGTTAGGGGCTTGCCTGTCCAATTCATCCATTGTTGATGGTTGTGGTTTAAATCCGAGGCCATTACTTGGTCTCCAAGTTATGTTAGGTTGACCATCAACCGAATATAAATCATGTAATGAATTTGGTGGTACAGGGTTAACTCCAAAATTTTGTGGTTTATTTCCACCCAATCCTAAGATGCTGTCTTTTAATTTGTCTAATAATCCCATGGTTTATCGTTTAGTATAAATATTTGAATGTTATGCTACTTTGTATGAGCCTTGTACTAGTGTAGTACCTACTTTTTTACCATCCATATTGATGGATTGATCTTTGCTATATAACCTATCAACAGCTGCTCTAACTTCGTTAATTGCTGCTATCATTGGTGTAAGATCAATTGAAGGCATTGATCCACCACCACCACCTAAATCTGTACCAGCAACTATAGTATCTTTATTATTTAAAGCTATAGATCCTTCAGGAGTGGATAATACTCGTTTACCATATCCTGGTGATACAACGTCATCTCCTTTAGAAAATAAACTCATACCTAATCCCACAGCGCTAGCAGCGGCTGCTGCTCCTAATACAGGACCTATAAAAGGCATACTGGCGACAGATTTAAAAGCAGTCATTGCTGCTTCAGCTAAGGTTTTGAAAAAACCTCTTGATTTAATAGATTCTATTATACCTAATTGACCTATTTGAGTGGTGTTGTATATTTTTTTAATACCTTCAATAGCTAATTGAGCTTTATCTATTAAAAAAGTTCTATTTTTTATAGCATATATTGCTCCTAATACACCTAAAAATGTTAAAGAAGCAGCTGTTGATTCTTTAATAAAATTAGCTAATAAAGTAAAAGGTTGTAATATTAAATTAGCAACGTTGAGTATTTTTACTAATATATCTAACATCATTCCTAAAGGACCTGATAGTAGGTTACCAATTAAGCTTTGAAGTTTAAGTATACTTTGACCAAATTGGTCCTGTATATTTTGTCTTTCAAGTGCCTGAGCTGCTTCTTCTTCAGTTATTTGTGCTAATGATTTACCACTAGCAATTGCTTCTTCTCTTTTTCTTAAAGTTTCAGCTAACTCATCTGAGCTCATCCCAATGGATTTGGCTAATGAGTCTTGTTGGAGTTTATTTAATTTGGTAAATTCAGCAGCGGTACCCATGTTTTTAGCTAATTCTTCAGCTAATACTATTTGATCACCCGCTAATGCTGCTGCTCTAGCTCTTTCTAAATTAATTTGTTTACCAGTTAACAATTCAGCTTCTAATTCACTACTTATAGATGAGCCAAAATCAAGAAGAGTACTTCCTGCTTTAGCCACTTGTTCTAAAGTCATACCAAGTGCTTTAGCACTTACAACAGCTCTACTAATTAATTCTGGGTTATTACCTAGTTGTGCTGCTAGTTGTCCTGATACTTTAGAAGCTTCAGCTAAAGTTGCTTTAAAATCAATCCCAACTTTAAGTTGGTTTCTTGCTGCTGTTATTCCTTTTAAAAAGGATTTATATGTTTCTTCTGATGTTTTATTGTTTAAAACCGCAAAACGTTGTACTTGGGCTGCTTGATCTGCTGTTAACCCAACTTGTTTAGTTAATTTAATTTGAGTAGTGAGTTGGTCTGCCGTGAATTCATATGCTAGACCAGTTTCTGCTGCTAACTCCCCATATGCTTCAACTAGATTTGCAGTAGTAACATTTATATTAGCAGATGCACTTTCAATTCCTACTAGATTTTCTCTAAAAGCATTTGCTCTATCAGTACCATATCCTAAGGATTTTCCTAATTTTACAGATTCTGCATTTGCTTCTAATGCTTTACTTACAAAAAAACTAAGTACTGCTACTGGATCTGTTAATGATTTTTTTAACCCACCAAAAGCAGTCGATAAACCTTTTCCTGCTATTTTAAGTTTATTGCTAAAAGTATTTACGTCTTCCCCCTTTGCCTGAAGTTCTTCAGCAAACTCTCTCATGTCCTCTAAGGCTTGCTCTGTATCTAGAGCTCCACTTAGACCTGGGATTTTATTTAAAAGTTTAAGAGCATTACCAGTAAGGCCTATAGCTTCTTGTAATTCTTTTTCCTTTTGTATTCTTTTATTAATAGTTCCTTCTAAAGCAACATAGCCGTTTCTGTAATCCTTTAAAAACTGATTAACTTCACTAGTATTATCTTCTAATGCTTTTTTTTCTTTTCTTAATGCTGATAGTCTTTTTGGATCAAGTTGTGTGGAAGAATATAATTGTTTATTTACATCTTTTAATCTCTCTTCATTTATTTGTTTAGCTAATTCTAAAGATGCTCTGTTTTGTTTTACCTTTTCAGACATCTTTTTTAATTCCTTCTCACTTAATCTAGAAATACCGTCTTGATCATATTTAAGTTTATTAGCTAAACTACTAAGAGAAGAATATGCTGATTTGGTTTTGCCTAAAGCATTATTTTGGTTTTTTAATTCCATTAATACTTTAGTTAAAGATTCAGCAAAGTAACTTACATCAGAATTTATGTTTGCAAATTCTTTTCTCATTTGCATTAAATTCTTACGAGCAGCATCTATTCCTCCTAAAGCTTTTATAAAATCAGCCATATCCGGAATTTGGATATTCTGTAGGTCTTTATACAGTTGTTTTAATTCTGCTAAATCTTGTGTACTTAATGTATCGGCCATAATATAGTGTTGCTCTATATAAATATTGAAGGCGCCTATTTTCTAGGCGCCTTTGTTGTGTATGTCGGTTGTTTTGGAGCTATGTTTGGTCGTGATATATCACCTTTACTTTTGCCATTGTTTTTAAGCATATTTTGTTGCTTTTCTGCTTCTTCATTTTGTTTTTCAAAATGTTCTCTTAATGTTTCGAATGTGAAGCGACGCAACCAGATAGGCATATTGTATATAGTATTCCAATCATATCCACCACCACCATGAAATACTATCTCATGTATTTGTCTAAATACATGTAATCTATACTCCGGAGTCAGGCCAAAAAAAGTTAAGAGAAATAGGAACGTTTATACCCTCCCCTGTATAATCTTCACTTTCAGGTTTATACATCATGTTAATATCGGGGGATATTCTGCTGTAATATTCGCGTAGTGCTCTTGCATCTTTAGCAATAAGGTATATGTCTATAAATTCACGAATATCTTTTTGATCACGCTTACCTTCTACAGATGTGATAATATATTTTAAACGTGTAGTAACTTCGGATGATGAATTTGGATTTACTTTTTGTAAACCTTTAATTTCAGCTTCAATCTTTTGCTCTTCACCGTGTGTCAATAATTTAAAAGTAACAGTGTTGCCTGAATGAGGGAGTGTAAATGAAAATTCATTTGCTCCTGGTTTGAATAGTGATTCGTCTACCACTTTATCTTCTAATTTAGATAAATCAACAGTTGCTTCTGCTTCTTGTCCGTTTTTAGTTGTATATTTAAAGGTATAATCTTTACCGTAACCTAATACACGAGCTGCAATCAGGATTGCATTTTTATCGCCTACTAATAATTCATTGTAATCAATAGGGGTGATAATAAGTGCTTGAAGTAGCTTATCAATTACGGTTCCGTTTTTGATATAGTTGCTATTAGTAAGAATGTCTTCTTCCTTAGCAGTCATATACTTCATTTCAATTTCACCTTTAGCGAGTGGAGATGTCTCAGGATACAGTAAGCCTTTTGATGGTAATGTAACTGTTTCTGTTGGGATTTTTAATTCTGCCATAAACTATTTTATTTGTGTATATATAAATATACGAAGAAAAAAGGTATCTACCAAAGTAGACACCTATCTTTATAAATACGAATGACTTTCCTTTCATCGTTTGCAATACATATTACAAACAAAAAAGACGCTTGCCGAAGCAAACGTCTCTTAAAATAAATACAATTAAACTAGAAATTCAATACACAATAATCCATAGCAACTGTTACGGATAAGCTAATTGCAGCATCACCTGAAGACCAATCATAGTCTCCAAAGGTAGCTGTTTTACAATAAGCACCTTTGATAATCCACTCACCTACTACATCTCCTACCGGTCCTAAAATATCTAATGTTAAATCTTTCTTATAAAAATCAGAGTAACCATCACGACCGGTTACTGATTCGTGTGCTAAACGAGCCCATTCCATTACGGCTTGTGCACCAGATGGAGTTACGGGATCATATAATTCTAAAGTCATGTCGTTCCATTCAACTTTACCTTTTACTTTACGGTAAACATTGATGTGATCAAGTTTGATCATATTAGCTTCAAATCCAGGAGCAGATGCTTTTTTAATCAAGTATGATGGAATACCATCAATATACATGATAAAGCGATTTGGAACTTTGGGTTCAAATGCTGTGAACATTATTTCATTTGCGTCTAATACAGGCATTTTATGTTTATTTTATTGCTGTTAATAAATATAAGCAACTACATCCCCTATGCAGGGAATGTAGCGCCAGTTGGTAATACGTTGAAATTTAATATGATAAATTCAGCTGTTTTAGTTGGTTGGATATAAATCTGACCTACCAACTGATTTCTATCTATTACATCAGGTGTATTATTTGTTTCATCCATTACAACTTTATAAGCATATAAGCCTTGACGTTGTACTACTGATTCAAGATATGGATTAACTTGAGCCAAGAAACGATTACGTGTTACGTTGGTATTTTGTTCAAATACTAAGTTATTAGCAACTTGACCAATATATCCTTTAAGAGCAATCAACAAACGACGAACATTTACGCGGTCGAGAGCGGTTGCTTTACGCTGCAATGTTTTCTGACCAAATACCACAACACCTTCTCCAGGGAATGTAGCTAATGGGTTAACATTTGCTTGATATAATACGTCACGATCGTTTTGAGTTAATTTGCGCTCAGCACGTAATACTGAAGGTACACCACCGCGATTTAAACCAGCAGGGGCAAACCATTCAGCACCAACTTGGTCGTTAAATGCGAATACACCACCCATTACTGTAGAGGCAGGAGCCCATACGGCTTTACCCAATGCAGTTGAGAATAATTGAATCCAAGGCCAGTATGTAGCTGCGTAGTTGCTTGATTGGCCAGCGGCTGCAGTTGCAGCAGCTGTTACTACTTGACCATATAATTTACAGTCTATA